GTGCAGTTTTTTTAATTTACGTAATGCTAACAATTTTGCAACAAAGCGCGGTTTAGGTTCAATTGATTGCAAAGTGGCTACAGATGTATCGGGCAATATTGCAGATTCTGCGCGCTTTTTTGCACCCTGAACTGTAGGCACACATTTAAATCGTTTATATAAAAGCCATGCCACCTGTTTGGGTGAACCTGGATTAAATATTGCAGGTTCGCGTACAACACGCATATCCCGAACATACGTTGCTGCATCCCAGTAGGGAGCAGCTTCTTGGCATACCTCTTTATACACGTTTTCAATCTGATTTTTCATGTGTGCATCTGCCGCAATTAAGTTATCCAAAAACGTGTAAAATCCTCGCACCTCGACAGAATGTAGGAAATTTTGTGCGGGCATTAAAATATTGGTATAGAGCCACAACAGCTGTGGATCCAATGTCACTTTTTCAAATAAAATATGGAACAGCTGTAACGTATAATCAACATCTTGCGCCTGATAGTGATGCAGTATGTCCAGGGGTAATTTTGCATAAGAGTCGTTAGGCTCATCCAAGTTGCTGCGCAACTGCTGTTTATAATTTGGCGCACCTAGCAGCCGACCGCTAAGCATTTCTAACCCATGTGTGCCCGTATTTTCATCTAATGCATAATGAAGTAAAAGTGTATCATCATCTACACGAACATCAAAACCTCGGGTATTCAGGAAGTTCTGGTCAAACTTACCGTTGTGCCAAATATACCGAACCCCCGGAAGCGTAAGCAACTTATTTACATGTTCTGGGCTATCATGCAACATCTGGGCAGGCACTACTACTGCTTGACCTTTGGCATAACACAGCCCCAAACACAGCAATACGTCAGATTGAAAATCTAAGCCACTGGTTTCAATATCACAGGCAATATACTTAACATGCTCGCGCAAAACTGTATCATAAAACGCCGTTAATTTTTCAGGAGTATCCAACAACGTCCATACCGTAGGTGCTGGGCCATGCAAGGCTTGAGGTATCTGTCCGTAAGCGGCATAAACGGCTAATTCAATTGCATATGCAAAATTATTGTACTCAAGGGGTTTTAAATGTAGATGTGCCGGGTTATAACACGGAATCAACGAAAACTCTTTCGTCGGGGATATTTCCGGTAAACGCACACGTTGTGGCCAACCCTGAATCTGACTGATACTGAAACGTGCCGACCCAGTAATGGCAGCAACTGCAGCAGCTCCGACCGCCAAAATTGTTGTGCAACCCGAGCGATGAATAAAATCAAATAAGCGCGTACGACACTTGCAGGATACTACATCTGCAACTTGCGGGAGTTTACACAGTACGGCCCCCGTAATGGCAAATGGCGGATATCCTTTATCCCCAAAAAGTGTGGCGCACTTATGTTGAACTACGCGCCACAGTAAATTTGTCCTGTAGTCTATAAACTCACCAGTTTGAAATGCACTTTCCGTGGGTCCCTCCATTACTATACACACACGCGCCTGTGGTACACTATCACACGTGTGCGCATCTAAACGTCTCTTTATACCGGATGCCGCAAAAACGCATTGATCACAGGGCGGCTGGATAACATCTTTACTGTCCAAAGTGCCACCAACCCGTCTGGGCGCTCTGGTGCATAATTTTGCGTGTGTACGCCACATTTGCCGTCAATAATTTTTGCGCTGCGCTGTTTAGGGTATGCAGGTCAAAAAACATTTGGGGCCGCTTGCAGCTTTTGTTGATGACGACATCCGCGTGATCACACAAAAGACATCCATGATAAGCATATACGAATTGTGCGGCCGTGTCTACGCCTCTAATCCAATAATATCTTGGGAATATTTCTAGTTCCGGCACGCATGCTAGGCCAAGCATGTGAAATTCAAAAACATCTAACCAGTAAGAATGACGATGTAAAAACTGGTGTAACTGTTCAAGAAATAAAGTGCGTCCGTACACACGATCATGCCCAAAATGCCGCGGAATACATAACGTACTAACCCCCAAATGCCTGTGATAAAACTTAAACTGTTCTTCCAGCATGTTCATATCAATGGGTGCAGTTGGGTCATTTCGCGTATCAAATTGAATAACAGCTGCTTTGCGCGTAAGATGTGGAGGCAGACAATCAGATGTCTTCGCGTCTGATACGTGAAACAATTCAGCATATGCGCTACAAAACTGTTCGGCTCGCTGCATTGAAGCATCACCATCATAAAGCACATCAGGCAGAATGATTTCATTAGGCTCAAGCATGTGGCATATTTTCGCAAATGTCTCACTCTCCATAGCAGTCCCGAGTTCATATGCGCCATTGTCAAGCATAATAAAATGCCCATTTCTCTGTGCCATGTTCCAAAATGCCAAACTTTTCTTTAGTGTTTCTGCATCCAACTGCTCCAACTCATGCGCAAGCAGCAGATGATAATTACTGAACAACCTCGCACGTTCTAGCGTGAATTTTTGTGGCAATATGTATGCATGCTGACAGCGCGCAGTTGCAGAAGTTAAAGTTCTTGAAAATATGCGCATCTGTATGCCTCCTCCTATTTTGCATAAATTGTAGGATCTGATAACCCCGCACGTTGATATGCCGTTTTACGCTCTCTGCATGTTGCACATTCGCCGCAATGTATATCACCCGCAGTATAACAACTCCAACTTTTGCCCAAAGCTATTTGAGCGTTTTTGCTCACTGCACCGGCGCGAAGTACTTCCCACTTCAGCATATTGATAAATGGAAAAAGAAGCTGAATCTGGTGCCTGAAAGCTTCTGATAAACCTGTGGCAAAAGGTTGTAACGTTTCAGGTAAGCAATCAGGATAAGCATAAAAATCTCCATCATTTTTATGCACAGCCATCACAGCTGTATTAAATTGCCACGCGGCGGCCTCGATCATTGCATAAACGCCAAAAAGTAAGTTACGGGCTGGAACAGATGTGCTAACGCCCCCATAAGCATCTCGATCATTTGATGTATGCTCTGCATAGCTTTTTTTGGGTATTTCTATTCCATGCTGCAACAATGCACTACGCGTATGATGAAAAGCACTAGTTATATCCCTGATCTCATGTTTAACACCTAACTCCTCACAAAGAGCTGATGCAACCTGGAGTTCGCGCATATGTTTTTGGCCGTATATAAAACTAAGAGCGCGTACTTCTTGGCATCCGGCGACAGCCTGCAGGAGCAGCGAAGTAGAATCAAGTCCCCCACTAAACACCACAATCGTTTTGCTCATTTTATTCATTTTGCCCATTTTGTTCCTTACCCCCTGCCAAAATGTGGTGTGACCACACAAAACATGCATGATCACACCACAAAATATGTATTAGCCCCGAATTCTAGAGAATCCCCAAATCTTGCGGCGGCAGCACTTCTTTGACGTCATTAGACATGCGACCGTCATAGGGACGCTGAGTGACCTTGAGCGTGCATGCCCGACCCAGCCCAGTTCCGCCAGCGCACAGCTCATTGAGATCCAGATTGCTCAATTCAGCATCCGGGAAAACATTCAGCAAAAATCTCTTCAGTCGCCCCAGCGCAATATCGTTATTCAGGACAAAATGCGTAAAAAGCTTACGATTTTTGTAGTCCTCATGCTGCACATTGAACGTGATGCTCATCATGGGATTACCCGCTTTGGATTTCTTGAGCTCCATGCCGCCGATGGTGGCGTCGTATGTACCAACAGGAAGAGGCTCAAAACCATCCTCGCTCACGTCATCGAAATTGATAATAAGCTGGGAATTTTCTACATTCGTATCAATCGTCGGAAAAAACACATCATCGCTCTGTACAGCTTTAGTCTGCTTTGTCATGTGGTTTAGTCTCCTTTATATGTGTGTGTGTGTGTGTGGAACCTAACCTAACCTACCTACCCTACCCTACCCTACTTATTCGACAGGTTCGATGACTTGAGTAGGTTCAAAACTTTCTCCATTGTTGGATTATCGATCCAGCCCTCCACCGCATTGCAACGATTCTTTGCATTAAAATTTTGACCTGGTGCTATATACAACCTCCTTTTAATAGTGGTACCGCCCTCACTTGCAACCGTCTTTGCGGCATAATATGCAACAAAGTCAAAATACGCCTGTGCTACGATTTCGAATTTGCCCACAAGCGATGGCACAATCATCATTCGTTGCGCCTCATCTTGTTTTACCTCTTGGTGGCAGCTTGCGACCACATGCATGGGCAAATTGCGAAAATTGCGTGTAACCGTTTTCATTCGCTCCAATACTTCGCCATATTCTGGCCAACCGGGTTTCATGTACTGAGCGCTTAACGACATATTTTGCGGATCCTGTCCTTGCACGTTTTTCATGCAATATTCCTGCACTTCATCTAAGGTATCAATAATCACTGTACGATAGTTTGGAAGTATTTGCCGGTCACCCAAACCTACCCGCGCAAATAATTGACGCATTTTTTCTTCAGGTGCGCCCTGGTCGCGCAAAACACAAAACGCATGTAAGAACTCATATACGCGTACCAACTGAGACCAATTTTTAATAGGCACAACATCTACGTTGGTATAACCCGCACTGATGAGTGTCGCAGCACCTGCTTCAACATCCAGATAAAGAACGTCACGTAAAAGAGGACAATCATGCGACGTGGCTGATAAATGCGTTTTCCCCACACCACTGGCACCGTATACCAACATTTTAATATATGCTGGTGCCTCCTCAGCGGCTTGAATCGTGAATAAATTCGCCGCTTTTGGTACTATACGCGGTTGCGGTTGCGGTTGCACTTCAGGCATTGCTGTCTTCGTCATTGTTGGCTGTGCCATATAAAACCAATCCTCTTTTCCGTTTAAAGTCTGCCCAAGTTATACCCACATCTTTATCTAAACCCCACGATACATGCCGAGCCGCACTTGGGGGCACATGTAAATTCGTTTTCCACAATTCTGCATTTTGCTCACGTGGCCCGTAGCTCAATTTTAACATTTCTTCCCAATCTGCGCCTTCATCCATTGCCAGACAAATTTCTCGAAAACTGCACTCCCAGGTACAATCTCGCGTAGGATTAGTCGTTATTGCGGGAGAATTAAGCATCTCATAACTATCAACAAGAATCTTTTGGCCCTGCGCCCGCAAGGCATTTTTACTGCGCCGCACTTGTCTTTCCGAAATATAATCATCCCCCATATGATGCGCATCTCCTGCAAGATGCATCAACATTTTTTGATACTCAGGCGAGAGAGCGCGTATGGGCACATTTGGATGCAAATTTGCAAGTGCTCGCCGATATTTAAAATAACTGGTTTTTTGTGACTTGTTTGTACTTAATGCGCCATTCTGCAAATAAAGCGGCTCATTTGGCGCCTTTTTTCGCATTTGCCGATACACTACACCTGCAATATTCTCAAATGGTAGACACTTGTTAAGTGCCCAAAGATATGCACTTATTTGATCATCCGTAGCTAGCTTAGCTATATCAAACGCCGCAGCTGTTTTATATTCGCCTATCCACAAGCTCCCATCTGAAGGATCTCCAAAAATGCTGTCAAATGTGCCAACATACTGCACCCGATAACCATAGCGCAAAAGCTGCGGCAAATCCACCCGAAACTCTACTTCACAGCCTAAACGCACCACATCATCAACTACAGGCATGTACGTTACAAAACCGTGAAATGCCTCACACCAATCTACGTAATGTTCCAGCATCTGATTTGCCAATAAACACAGCTCTTCAACATTATACGGACGCTGTACATCTGAGCAGGCATTTGCATATGCCGCAAAGGCGTCTTGAACTGTTGGCCATAATTGAAATCCATGATAATCCTCAAGCGCAAAATGATAGCCAGTACCGAACCAGAGCGGAGTTGCTACACCAGCCTGTGGCACAAGATAACGGCATAATGGGGAACTAAAATACCACTTACGTCTGCAACGTTTGAATGCAATACGATCAGAAGTATGAATTTCTAGCACATCGGGCGCAGCAGGCGCAGCAGGCG